ATAAGACATTAGAATCCCATTCCTCCATTTCCTGGTTGTTCGTCATAATCATTAGAGTAAATTGGTTCAAGTTCTGCAAATGTTAATCGTAGTTCATATCCAATCATAGAAGCATTATTATAAGTCATGTATGCATTGTCTGGCGTATAGTTAACGTCAACATTTGTCAAAGCACATGGTTTAATTCTATTTAAGAAATCATGCTCCTGAACTGAACCTCCAGATGCTTGCATAAACTTAATGTTATACACATTTGGAGTATTCAAGAATAACTGTCCTGCAGTTAATATAGGTTGCATTGACTGTTTGAATGATCTAATAATATTTCTTATTTCGAGAGACTCTTTCTGTTCTCTTGGAGTAAGTTTGTATGTGAAATTGAACGTTCTAAGTCCAGGACCATTGAATAACAATTCAAGATTATTATTCAGCATTGCTCCAGTAGTTCTTGTGAAAATATTAGAACCAGCTATACTTCCTGCAACAGATTTTTTTAAAAAATCTTTGAGTTCATCTTTATTTTGTCCTAAAGCTTCTAGAGATCTATCAATCCTTGTATCCAGTTCACCACCAATAGCTCCCTCAACTACTCCACCGAGAGCGGCTTTGAGTGGATTGAGTTCATCTCTACCCCAATTTACATTGTTAGCATCTTGAACATTTTTTGGCATTGGGAGGATAGTTGTCCCGATAGGTGTTTGATTTGCCAAACGAGAAGATGGTCTTGCTAATGCTCCTCCAGATAGAGATGCTGCTCCAGATGCAACATATTCGATTCTTTGGAATACGACATGATCTTGAAGATCTTTAGTAAACTTTATTGGATACTGAAAATCACCTGCTGTGGAGTTTCTTGAGGATACTTCTGGATTATTGCTATTGGGGTCTTTATTTGTATCCGTCTTATCATCTGGGTTTCCATCTCCGCTATCTTTCCCGTTATTATTACCAGTCTCAGAATTTCCTCCATTTTCGTTATTTGGTGCTACTGGACTATCTACACCAGGAATATTGAAAGCATTGCCATAACCAAGATCTCTTAAATTTAGTAGCTGCGTCTTATCTGCGTTATTTTTAAGAATTGCTTTATTTTCGTTCTCGATAGAAGAGGTCAGTTTCTGTTGAATTGCATTGGGATCATCATCTAATACTTCTCTCAGTGCTGCTCCATCTTTTGATATAAACTTACCACCACTTGCAGCACTGCCATTTCCAATTTCTTCTCCCTTATATTTTACAGTATATGATCCACTATTAAGATCCGATTGAACCTCTAAGATCCTACCATTAAAATTTATTTTGGAACTTTTCTGTGCCACAATGTTTTTTAGTTATTTATCAGGTGGAGCGGATCTTCTTATATGGAATCGTTCGGAGGTATCTTAACTCATCTGGATCTAATTGATGCATAGGACCAACGATCTCTGGAAATGTGTAATTTCTAATTTTATTCCAGTGGTAGTTGAATCCTCTAAATCCCCACCTTGTAATCTCAGTAATCTCTACAAGAGGATGTTCATCATATAAAATGTTAGGTGTCTTTGGTTGATAGATGAACGTATACAATGCTCCAACATTATCAGGAGCATACTCAATGTTGTCTCCAAGTATTTCCATTATATTCATCATTAGATCATCTGAATCTTTCAATCCAGAAAGATCAACAGTAGATGACAGGAAACGGTTCATTTGAGAATTTTACCACCTTGTTTAAGAATTTATTATTTAGAATAACCAAAAAGTTCATTCTCTGTGATGATCTTGAACTCCATCTTACGATCAGCACAAAATTCTTTTGCTGCTTTCCACTTCGCTTCATTTACAGCATAAGTTTTGACTTCATTCAAATATACTTTTGAATTCTTTTTAGTTTTCTTTGGCGGAACAGTTTGTTTTGCTGGTTTAACTTCGACAACGAACCTTTCAGTTCCTCCACTTCTTGTTCTTGTTTTAACATAGAAGTCTGGAAAATAACGATGAACTCGATTATCAACGGGACTGATGTAGGGGATAACAATTTCTTCACTACCCCATTCCAAGATATTTTCATTCTTATCACACCAATTCATAAATTTAAGTTCCCAGAGAGAACGATATACTATGTTGGTAGGGTCACCTTTATACTTTAGGTAGTTGCTGGGGCGGAATCTACCTTTATAGCTCATATATAATATAGGTCAATGTAAAGGTATTTAGATGGCGGGTAACGTACCGTTTAGGACATATAGCACTAGTGATTTTATAAAGAGATTCTCGAATATTGCCCTTACAGCACAATTTAGGGCGATCATTAACATTCAAAATCTTCCCTTTACGTCGTCTTATGCACCATCAAATCGTTATACCGAAGATTTAAGCATTCTTTGTGCTGAAGCATCTCTTCCTGGATCAAGTTTCTCTACCTCTGAGAATAATCAGGATTATTATGGTATCGGTCAAAAGTATGCATATCGAAAAGATTTTGATACTGTCAACATGACTTTTTATGTTGACACCAACTATACGAATTTGAAATTCTTTGAGCAATGGATGGATTATATTTCAAGTCCAGATTTATCTTATTCTGCTGTAGGACAGAATATTGCAAATACTAATTCGTTCTATAGATTTAAATATCCCGAAGGACCTGGTGGATATAAAACTAATTTAGATATTCATAAGTTCAATAAAGACTTCGAACCAGTAACAGCTGGAGCAGGATTTATTTCAGGAACTGGAAATAAAGCAGATATTGTTTATTCATTTGTAAATGCTTTTCCGACCAATATTGCTTCAATGCCTGTTTCATATGAAGCATCTTCATTGTTGAAAGTAACTGTCACGTTTTCTTATGACCGATATTATGTAAATAGAGCGATTCCTAGACCTATTCAACAGGGGTCACAAGATCCACAACAATCACAACCATATCAGTTGCGACCAGGCGAAGTGCCAATTACAGGTCCATTAGACACGCAAGCAACTGCTGGGGATGATTTTAGGAAATTGAAAGTTGGAGATAAAGCAACTGGTGATGCCTTAAAGTATATCAATGAGGAAAGAGCTCTGGCAGCAGAACAACGAGAAGCTAGGGAAGCTAGAATCTTACAACAAGGGGGATCAATTCAAAGAGGGGATACTAGTTTCTCCATGGATCTTCTTTGAATAGTGGGATAAATAAAGACACTGAATTGTATAGGAGATTATGCCTTTACCAAAGATTGCGACACCATATTATGATCTCGAACTTCCATCAACGGGTCAAAAAATTGAGTATAGACCCTTCCTTGTAAAAGAAGAGAAACTTCTTGTGTTGGCGATGGAAAGTCAAGATCAGAAGCAAATTACAAAGGCAATTAAAGAAGTTCTTTCCTCTTGTATTAGAACTGAACTTAATGTCGAAACACTTCCTACATTTGATATTGAATATCTTTTCTTGAATATTCGTGGGAAGTCAGTTGGAGAAGATATTGAACTGAAAATTATTGCACCCGACGATGAGGTAACTGAGATTCCTGTTCTCATCAACATTGATGATATTAAAGTTGAGAAAAATAAAGACCACAATAGAGACATTGATCTCGGTGATGGTTTGATGATGCGTATGAAATATCCATCACTGGAACAGTTTATTAATGATAACTTTGACTTAGAAAATTCTTCTAATGTTCAAAAGACATTTGATCTTGTAGCAGCATGTATTGAAACTATTTTTAATGAAGAAGAGGCATGGTCTACTGCTGATTGCACCAAGAAAGAGATGGATGAATTCTTGGAGCAACTAAGTTCAAAGCAATTCCAAGACATCGAGAAGTTTTTCACTACGATGCCAAAGTTGTCTCATACAATTGCGATTAAGAATCCAAAGACCAAGAAGAAGAGTGAAGTTGTGTTGGAGGGACTTTCGAGTTTTTTCGTGTAGGTATGTCTCACATGAGTTTGGAGGCATATTTTAAGATTAACTTTGCCCTGATGCAGCATCATAAATACTCATTGACAGAGATTGAAAACATGATGCCTTGGGAAAGGGACATCTACGTCGAACTACTGAAACAACACATTGAGGAACAAAAACTAGAACAAGAAAGACAACGTAATGGCTAGTAAATCGGAAAGATTAAGAAAGGCATACGAGTATAAACTTGGTAAGGACTTGGTGTCTAAACTTTCCGATGATCAAATACAAGGTCTTTCAGAGTATTATAATTCACTAACTCCTGAACAACAGAGTAACGTTGATAGTGATATTATCAAAGGTGGTGGAGAGTTCATGGATACTGTCAGGATGATGGTAGATCCTTTGAATGAAACTATGCCCGGTGGTCATAAATTGATGAGTGAGGAACCATCACAGAATGTTTCTGAGGGACCACTACCTTCACCCGATAAAAAGGGGGTAGTGTCTGGTGGGGTGTCAGGAGAAGATGAAGATATTCCAGAGGGACTGGAAGATTTACTCAATGATATCAAGGAAGAAATAAAAGAAGAAGTAAAAGAAGAACAGGAAGAACCTGTTGGTGCTCTTGCTACTATCAATGGGGCAAAGTTTTTTGGCGAAGATAGATATAACGATTATGTTTCAGAACTAGTTGAATCTGGAACAATTGATGGTAAGCAACTGACTCCTGATGAAAGAAGAGAAGGATTCAAAGCAAGAAAAAATAAGATTGGATTTGAAAGTTTTGTTAATAAAGTTCTTAAAAAGAGAGAAGAGGCACAAAAACGGGCAGAGTCTGAGGCAGAAGATACTCCAACCCGTGTTGTTGCTACTAATAGAATGC